GAGGATGCGGATGGAGCGCATAGAGTTATAATGCATTTTAGTTATGATTGCGCTCCGCCTCAATTATATGATCAAAACTTAATTGATCAAGCTATTGCCACAATGAGCCAGTCTCAGTTTGATAGAGAATTTATGGCTAGGTTCACAGACGATAGTTCTGGATACTTTAAAGTAAGCAAAATGAAGGAGTGTACCATTGGAGATGGAGAAGGACAATGTGTCGAAGTCTTTGGAGAGCATTCGGATGAATACATTCTTGCTTTTGACCCGTCATGGTCAGAAAGTGATGGTTCTGATGATTTTGCAATGATGATTATTAAATTAAACAGGGATACTAAAAAAGGGACCTTGGTTCATAGTTATGCTTTGTCTGGATCAAACTTAAAGACGCATATAAATTATATGGTTTATCTCTTGAAGAACTTTAATGTCGTTGCTGTAGTCGGTGACTACAATGGTGGTGTTCAGTTTTTAAATTCTTGCAATGAGAGTAGTATTTTTAAAAAAGAAGGTATTAAATTGGGTTTAATAGATGCTGACCTTGATGATCATCATGATTATGAAAAAGGATTAAGGAGTTTAAAGAGGCAATACAACAAAGAGAGCAGAAACTTTGTTTTCTTAAGAAAGCCGAGTTCTAAGTGGATAAGATATGCAAACGAATTGTTACAAGCTTCATTTGATCATAAAAGAATTTACTTTGCTGGTGCCGCTATGGATGATGATTACCACAAACAAAGGAAAGCAAGAATACCAATTAAAGACTTAAAGTTCATTAACAACTATAAAGAATCTTCAGAAGCATCAAAGATGATTGACTTTGTTGAACATCAAAAAGACATGATGGACTTAACCAAAGTCGAATGTGCAATGATAGAAGTTAATACATCAAGTCAAGGCACTCAAAGTTTCGATTTGCCCCCGAACCTCAGAAAACAAAAGGGTGCAGATAAGGCTAGAAAGGACTCTTATTCGGCCTTGTTGCTTGGAAATTGGATGATGCATGTGTTTTATGATATGACCGATGATAAAATACAGAATCAACAATCAACGTTCACGCCAATGTTCATTGATTAACTTTTTAAAGTTAAAAGTTAAACTTTTGACTTTTGGGTGTATAATAGAGTTATATGGCAAAGAGAAAATACGTTAAAAAATCTGAGTATTGGGGTAAGTTCAATAAAGATAGCCAACCAGCTCCATTACCTTTAAATAAGGATTACGAGCCAGAATTAGTGGGTGATCCTTTTTATGTTTCATCCGCATCTTACAGCAATACCGCTAAAGCTAGTTATACAAGAGGTACTACTCCAACAACCCATAAAAGAGCAAATAGGGCTGCTTTTGAAAATACTATAGATAGGTTTTCGAGCATAAGGAGAGGTCTTTTGCCTTACAAGTTCTCTGAAGATGGAATTAATGTCAGGGAGGCTATTGAGCTTTGTCAAAAAGCATATGCAAATGTTTCTGTTTTCCGTAATGCGGTTGACATTATGTCTGAGTTTGCAAACACGGAATTATTTCTTGAGGGAGGAACAAAGAAAAGCAGGAATTTCTTTTATGAGTGGTTTAAAAAAATGAACCTTACGAACCTTAAAGATCAATATTTTAGAGAATACTACAGGAGTGGTAATATATTCCTTTATAGGATTGATGGAAAGTTTATGCCAGACGACTTCCTTGAGCTAATTAATTCAATTGCCCCAAAAAACAGTTCTGAAAATAAGGTTCCAATTAGGTATATCTTAATGAACCCGTATGACATTGTCGCTACAAGAGCGTCTTCATTTAATGATGGGGCTTACGAAAAGATACTTTCTGAATATGAAATGTCTAGACTGCAAAACCCATCTACAGAAGAAGACAAGGAAATATTTAATTCTTTGCCTAAAGATGTTCAAAAAAGCATTAAGCAAGGATCTTACAATGTGGATGGTTTAAAGATAAAGTTAGAGCCAGATAAGGTATCTCATTCTTTTTATAAAAAACAGGATTATGAACCATTTGCTATACCTTTTGGTTATGCTGTGCTTGAGGATATAAATGCCAAGCTTGAACTTAAGAAGATGGATCAAGCTATAACAAGAACTGTAGAGAATGTTATTTTACTAATCACTATGGGGGCGGAGCCAGATAAAGGTGGTATTAGTTCCCATAATATAGGAGCAATGCAAAACCTTTTCAAAAACGAAAGCGTTGGCCGTGTTCTTGTGTCTGATTATACAACAAAGGCTGATTTTGTTATTCCAGATTTAAATAGAGTTCTTGGTTCGGAAAAATATAAGGTTTTAAATGAAGACATTAAACAAGGACTGCAAAACGTTGTTGTTGGTGAAGAAAAGTACGGAGCCACTCAGGTAAAGGCTCAAATATTCATTGACAGACTTAAAGAAGCAAGAAACGCATTTTTGTCAGACTTTCTTCAAAAAGAAATCAAAAGAATTTCAAACAATCTTGGATTCAGGTCTTATCCAACAGCCGTATTTAAAGATATTGATATGAGGGATGAAACACAACTAATGAGGGTTGCTACCAGACTCATGGAACTGGGCGTTATCACCCCACAGCAGGGAATGGAAATGTTTGATACTGGCAAGTTCCCTAAAGTCGAAGAAATTTCACCATCACAAGATAAGTTTATCAAGGAAAGAGAAAAAGGTTATTATAACCCAATAGTTGGTGGTGTCCCTATGATCGAAGGTGCGGATCAGAGTGCCCAGAATGGTCCTGACGGACAACCAGGGAGACCAGAGGGAACAAGCGGAATTCCACAGGAGAATTCTAATGCTACTTATTCTAGAAAAAACATAGAGAAAACAGTGCATGAGCTTGAGTCTGTCAGAGCGGCGACAAAAGACTTAATGAAAGAAAAATTAAGGATAAAAAGGTTCACTAAGAAGAGCGAAAAAATGCTAGATAGTTTATGCGAAGCAGTGGTTTGTTCTACGAGTATTGAAAATTGGGCACAAAAAGCTCTTTCTTGTGTATCTAACTTAGAAGAAATACAAGACTTAAATGTTTTGCCAGAAATTTTAGAAATTGCGGCCAAGCACGAGCTTGATGATTACGAAGCTGCTATTTTATACCATAGTAATGAAAAACCTACTGAACCCGAAAAAGAATAAAAAGCCTTATAAATATACGGCAACTTTTGATGCGGATATTTTACCATGTGATATTGGTGGTTCGTCCTTTATATCGAAAGCATCTCTAGACAATCTCGAAACATTAATTCCTAAAGGGATTGACTTTGAAGATAACATAGACCTTCTCGGTGTGGCTTTTAATGCCGCCGTTGTTAATAGGTTTAATAAAAACGGAGATGGCATAGATTCGGAAACAGCTATAGCCTACACAAAAAACTTTTTACATAAGCCAACGAATATTGAACACGACAAAGACAAGATTGTCGGGCATATTGCAAGTGCTGGTTGGAGCGATTACGGAACCAGCTCAATCTTAACAGAAGAAGACCTTGCTGGTTACGACAAACCATTTAATATCGCTCTTGGTTCGGTGGTTTACAAATCCGCCAACTCTTCTTTCGCAGAAATGTTAGAAAAATCTGTAGACCCGCAAAGTCCTTATTTTCATTCTATATCTACAAGCTGGGAAGTTGGCTTCTCTGAATTTTCACTCGCTGTTGGTAGTGAGTATGTTGAAGACTGTGAAATAATCGAAACCAGTGAAGAGATAGAAGAACTGGCCGAATGCCTGAAAGCCTTTGGTGGAAGCGGTTACACAGAAGATGGAAAGCCTGTTAATAGACTGATAAAAGGTAAGATATATCCTCTCGGAATTGGATATACATCTAACCCAGCGGCAGATGTTAAAGGAATATATATGAAACCTAAACAAGAAAACCAAATTATCATTAAAGATAAAAGAGATAAAAATATTTCACAAACTCAAGAAACTAATGTAAACCTTAAAAAGATTAAATCTATGGAAAACGAAAAAGTAATGTCACAACTGAAAGATCTTCTCACTGAAAAGAAGTTCTCTGACGAAGCCATCGCTTCTATGTCCAGCACTTTCGCTGATGCTATTAAAGAAAAAGATGAGCAATATCGCAAAGAACTCGACGCAGAAAAGGAGGAAAAAGAGGCTATCGCCAAAGAGCATCAAGAGCTTAAATCTTCTGTTGAAGATATTAAGACGAAGTTCGAAGAAGCCCAAAATAAAATCGCTGAATATGAAGCCTCAATTAAGGCCGAAAAAGCGGTTGCTCGATTCAATGAGCGTATGGACGTTCTAGATCAAAAATTTGATCTAGAGGACGAAGACAAAGAATTTTTGGCTCAGGAGCTAAAGTCAATCGACGAAACGGAAGAGGCTTTTGCTTCATTCGAAGATAAGTTGACCGTTCTCTGGAAACAAAAGAGCAAAGAAGCTAAGGCTGAATTCGATAAGCAAATCGAAGCTCGTATCCAAGAAGAAGTCGAAAAAAGAATTTCCGCTCCTAAACAGGAAGTATCAGAAGCAAAAACAGACGAAGAGATCCTTGATGGTGTCGAGTCTACAGAATCTTCTATCGCTAACTCTAACGAGACTGTTTGCCGCGAAGAACAAACCCTTAAAGAAAAGTTTGCTGCAGCATTTGACCGCAGCAATATCGAAATTTCCTAAAAATCTAAACAAAAAATAAAATTATGCTCAGAATTCTACCATTCAGACAATACGACGAAAATGATGTAATCAATCTTTTCGCCCTTGACGGTGCTAGTGCTAATGAGTCCACTACGGACACAGGTGCTGGCGATGCTGGTGTTTTTGTTACTATCTCCGCAGGAGATTTTGACAAGGATCCAGTTTCTTACACGGATGACTCTTACCTCGGTAAGACCGATTATCCATTCATCAAAGCTCAATACCCAAAGGTAAACCTTGAGTGTTCTCCCGCTATCAGCGGCGATTCATGCCTTGGTCTTACTCTTCGTCAAACTGCAAAGACTGACGAGAACGGCGAAAAGCTTCTTTACAACCCAATTAAAGCTGAAGAGCTCTTTTGTGTGCTTCCAGGACAAGCTGTTCCTGTAGCTACTCGCGGAGTATTTACTCTTGTTGCAGAAGGTTACAGTGGCGCACTTACCGTTGGAGGTGGTGTTGCACTTAGCGCTGCAGAAAGCGGAAAAGTTGTTGCTTGTGCTTCAACCGCAGCTGAAAAAGTCGGTACGGTAATTGGAACAGGTTCGCGTTCAAGCGGAACTGTAACTGATGCTTGGGCAGGTAACTACGCAGTAATCGCTCTTGGTCTGTAATCTTAACAAATAACTAGAAAATATATAAATATGAAAATTTCTCTTAAAAGAACTCCAGAACAAGTCGAGCTTATCAAAGCTATGGCTTCCAAGAACCGCTCCGTTGCTTACGAAGCTCAAGTTGCACTTGCTGAATTCATCGGTCCTGTTATCGCTGAAGTCATCAACAATGCACCAGTACTCAGTAACTTGTTTACTACACTTCAATTTAATTCAGAAGATAATCCTTCGATTCCTTTGGATCTGTACTATGATGTTACTGATGAAGATTACGTCAACGTTTACAGCAACACTGTTGCTGGTGGTCTTCCACAAAACCAAGTCGTACCAACAGTATCAGAGCTTAAAATCTCTACTTACAGCCTTGATACAGCAGTTAGCTTTGATCGTCGTTATGCAGCCAAGAGCCGCATGGACGTTGTTAGCAAGACGTTCACTCGTATGGCTCAAGAAATTCTTCTTAAGCAAGAGCGCACTTCTGCTAACTTGATTATGGGCGCACTCGCAAACGCAAGTACAAACGGTAAAGATCACGTTTTCCGTGCTACTACCGATGGAGCATTTCTCCTTGACGACTTCAACAACTTGATTACCCGTGCAAAGCGCATTAATACCGCTTGGAACAAAGGTACTCCAGAAGGTGGTCGTCGTGGCATCACTGACCTAATGGTTTCTCCAGAAGCTGTTAAAGCTCTTCGTGAAATGTCCTACAACCCAATCAATACCAGAGGTAATGATGACGGTTATGGAACAGAAGGTATGAGAGAGTCTGTGTTTAATGCTGGCGGAGGTCTTCCAGACTTCTACGGTATTTCCATTATGGAAGTAAACGAGCTTGGTGTTGGACAGAAGTTTAACACAATCTTTGATACAATCGCTGATACCACTTCTTATGCAGATGCTGCAGGTGCAAACGGCGCAGTATTTGATGGTGGTGCTGATGAGATCCTTATCGGTCTTGATCGTGGTCGTGATTCACTTGTTAAGGCAGTTGCCGTTGACGAGGACAATGGATCTGAGTTTCAGCTTACTGCTGATGACCAATACAGCATCCGTCAGAACAAGATTGGCTGGTTCGGTGGCATTGAAGAGGGCCGTATGGTTCTTGACAATCGCGCACTTGCTGGTGTTGTTTGTAACGCACTGTAAAAACAAAAAAACACTTTTTAAAGGTCACCCGATACAGGGTGGCCTTTTTTTGTGTAAATACTGTACAACAAACTTATTATAGTAATATGGAAGAAGAAAACTCAAAAAAAATGGACGTTTCTTATGGTGTAGACAAACCAGAGGAATCAGCTGAAATTAAAGCTGAAACCAAGGCTAGTAAAAAAGCAGCTAAGAAAAACAAAAAGTCCCAAAAAGAAACCTCAAAAGCTGTAGAGAAAAAGGAAGAGAAGCCAGTTAAGAAAAAAAGTCTTATTGAAGAGATTAATGAGATGAAGGCTAGCGGAGATGTAAACAGCTCAGAGTTCAAAGAAAAAATGGCCAAGCTAGAAAACATTCTTGGTGTTGATCAAATTAACCCATTTGGCACTAATGAAGCTGATATCTTCGAAGACAGACTTAAGGGAATGTCTTATGCTGACATGAGGCAATTAGCTCATAGGGTTGGCGTTAGCCCCTTTCAAACAGAAAACCAATTGAAGTCTGTTTTAAAAAAGGAATTTCAAGCTCAGAACAAAAACAATATGCGTAACATTATGCCTGAATCAAGTTCTGTAATAAAGCTCGACCCTAATAATCCACAGCACAAAAAAACCCTAGATATACTTGGGGAAATTTAAATGGCTACCTTATCAGAAATAGCCAAAGAGATAATGGAG